CGATGATACCGTCATCTTTTCAAATGGAATTGATCCTTCTTGAACCTCAATCATTATCGCTCTAATCTCAGTATCTGACTCACCAATACCTTGATAACAATTACCTTTGTAATAAAGTTTAACCCCAACTTGAGTTATAGTGTTTGTTTTCTCAACACCCACAACTCTTATGGTTGTCTTTGGTAAACCGAAAAAATATATTTCAACATCAACATCATCACCATCCTCCGATAAACAATATTTTTCAGATAGTTCTTCTTCAACAATTTGTCTAACACCAAAACGAATGTCTCGGTTACCAAGTTCTCTTAACTTTGCCGTGTTGTAAACTGAATCAACAAAAACACATTGTTGAGCCATTGCGAGGTTACTAAGTAGTAAGTTACCTAGTAGTAAGATTATATTTCTCATTTTATTTTATATTTTGTAAAGTCGGTTGATGATGGTTTCTCATTCTTGAAATAATACTTCTCTATTGTTTTTCCGTATTTAATTGTTTTGTAATATCCATCAGGTATTGTTGCACCTGTTGGTAACACTATAGATTTAGGGGTGTAAACACAACGGATCTCAACAATAACAGATTTGTTTGTTTTCGCTAATTCTCTTTCTCTTACCTCTAACAATCTCCAAGTTGTTCTGTTAAGGTTCTCTTGTTGTAATGAACAATTTAGATATGTGAACGTTTTAAATAATAATTCTTTAGTACAATTAAAGTCTGCTGCCGGAGCCAAGTGTCCCTTATCGTATGGGTTATTTACATAATCCTTATCGTCAGATGTTAGGATTGAATCACAGGTATAAAAATCCATACCAGTTCTTGGTGCGGATCCGTTAGGACATTGTACCGTGTAACGAATAAACTTTGGTTGTTGTAATTTTTCTGAGTATACAATCTCAAACATATCTGTTTTAATATAGATTGAATCTCTTAATGTTTTCTGACTAAAAACAAATAATGGTAATGTTAGTAATAACGTTAGTAATAATTTTTTCATTTTAATATGTTACGGTTGTTTTATATCCAGGAGCGATCAAGTAATAGTTTTGTGACCCCCCACTTACAGGTGTGTTTATTGTCATAGATGATACACCAGGTATTGTTATTCTTAGATCTGTTGTACTTGTTGTTAATGTTGTATATTGTGCTGGCGTGAATAATTTAGATGGTGTCATTGTTACCCACTCTAATTTAAAACCATAACGTCTAAGATTAATGTAGTTTTCATCCGCAACATTTATTTTACCGTCATAGTTAACATCATATCTATGGTAGTGAATACTTTTAACTGAGGTTGTCCCCAAAACCAATTTAGAAACTTCAACCATATCTGTTACTTGTAGTGTGGTTACAGGTGTCATTGCATCATATTGTATGTACCACTCAACCGCAGGATTTGTTGATTGTGAAATACTATAATATCCTGACGAATTAGTATATACGGTTTGAAAAAGTACCCAAGGCGTGTAATCAACTATGTAATCAAATTCAAGCACATAGTTTAATGAACTGCTATTATTTAAGTCATTCCATTTACCACCACCAACAAATTGAGCATAATCCTCACCACCAGAATCATTTGGTTCACCTGGATTCCAATTTGATACAGGATAAATACCATAACGATACGAATATAAATTATATGTTCTATTTACCTCATCAGCGGTTAATGATTTACTAAAAACTTGAAAGTCACCTAACCTAAATGCCCCATATGCTCCCGAACCTAAGTTTGTTGTTTCCGTTAAACCTAAACCATAATATAAACCATTGCCACTTGATATTGGGTCTTGTCTATTTACGGTTGTTGTAGCAAAACTAACCCCATCTTTATATCCTGTTAATGTTGTTCCATCATATGTAAATCCTACTAAGTGCCAAGCATTAAGTGTAATAGATGTTGAAATATTACCTGACATATTCCATACCGCCATTCTTAAAGTATTCCCACCTGTAATTTCAATTTGTGAGTCATGCCAACCACTTGTTGGACTACCAGTACCTAACTCAGTAACAATCACACCATTACCTGTTGGGTAAATCCAAGCCATTAAACTTGTTGTTGTTCCCGGTACTTTTGCTGCTAAGTTGTTTGTGATTGCATATTGGTTAGTCCCATTAAATGTAAGGTACTTACCTGAGGTACTTGTATATGTTGGTGAGTTATAAAGTGTTGCATTTACACCTGATTTAATATCAGTTAATATAGAACCTGAGGTGTATGATGAAACATCATAATCTACCTGTAATCCATCTGTTACTTGTTTCTCAGTCCAACGATAACCGCCTAACGGTTCTGAATAATAATACCCCGCAACTCTATCTTGGTAATAACCAATCCACCCTGAAGGCCAAGTATTATAAACAAACGTATTTTCAGCAGTGGTTGAGAATGTAACTAAATGTCCGTTCATCGCCTCACAAGCAGTCTTTGCATTTGTCCAAGTTGCAAGACCTGTAGATCTATAATATGAGTGTCCGTTGTAATTAGTTTGTGAGGTGAACCCATTCATTACTGGTGTTGTTCTTTTATACAACTTAACAGGTACATTAATCGCACCTGTTCCATCAGCATTATAGATATATCCTGAATACGTAAAAGTTTGTGTTAACCCTATAAATGGAAACACAAATAACATTATTGTTATTATTGCCCTACCAACATTCTTGCTCCACATGTTACTGTATAATTTAAAGCACTTGTTTTTAAATCCCAAGCACCACCTGCGTTTATGTTAAATTTAAACTTTTTTGTTAATTTAATGTTTGTACCAATACTTGGTAACATCACATAAGGCGATTTCATCACTACATCGTTATAATAACTAACATAAGGTGCGTAAACAAATAGATTCATTAATTTTATATCAAATCGTTTACCTATTTTCATATCGTAAGTTGCTCCACCAATAACCGCAGTCCCTAAAAAAGATTCCCTATATACTTGACCATACGATACGGTTGCCATATAAATAAGTTTAAGTGATTTTGGTTTTTTAAATGTAAACATTTGACCTACGGCTATTGTTCCATATAATGATTTATTACCCACAAACCCTACTGTCAATGTACTTGACCCTATTATGATTGATTTAGGTCTAATGAATGCGTAAAATCCTGTTATGTTTGGACCTTTAAGTGCTGACGTATAATCAACTAAACATCCTGAACTTCTTTTACCGTCCCATCTCATTGCGGTATAACCACCAGTTAATTTTAATCCTGTTTTAACGTCAGAGTTTTTAAAGTTAAACCCAATAAAATCCCCACTACCCACTATTGTTGGTTTGCCACCTTCTTTAGACGTTGGTGTTGATTTTATTGTTGTAGTTGCACCTCCTGTTATATTTGTTTTTCCTCCTCCTTCTTCCGAGGCTTTAGGTTCTTCCGTTTGACCATTTCCTGTATTAGATTCACCATTCCCATTCCCACTATTAGAACTATTGCCAGTCCCGCTACCATTATTTCCATTCCCATTTTCATTTGTTGTTTGATTGTTTATTTCTGTTCCACCTTCACCATTTACAGATGGTTCAGTCGTTTGATTTCCAGCCTCATTTGATCCACCTTCAGTTGTAGTTCCTCCTGCTTGTGTTGAATTTTCAGTTCCAACATTTTGATTAGAGGTTCCATTTCCTCCGTTTGTAGTTCCTTCATTTGATCCAGAAGTGGTTGTACCTCCTTGAGTAGAGTTACCTGTTCCATTCATTTGATTTTGAGTATTATTGGTTGTGGAGTTATTAGTATTTGTTGTATTACTATTATTAGTATTTGTTGTATTACTTCCACTTCCATTTTGGGAATTATTCCCTTTTTTGTTCTTATTGTTAGATCCCCCATTACTTAAAGAACTAACAGATCCTCCCAATATGTTGGTGGATCCACTTGCCAAATCAGATATTGATGATAGTGAGTTTAAAATTCCAAGAACATTTAATGCGGTACTTTGAGTTACATTAACCGCGGTACCTAAACCCACTATTTCAGAACAAGGACTATTCGTACCATATTGTGAAAATATATTATTACTCCAATTGTCAAATGTTCCGTTTGTAAAGTCATTATAACTGAATGATCCAATTTCCCCGTAGTATGCAACGGTGACGTTTCCGTTGATTGGTACTACTATCGTTTTTAGATTACCTGTACAAGGGTCCGTGTAACTATAATTGTAAGTTTGCGCATTTAGATTTAAAAACCCAAACACGCAAAAGAACAATAGTATAATAACATTCAGTTTCAATTTTTAAATATACCTTTAGTAATAAGTCTACTAACGACTCTTGACGATGCCGTTTCCAATGCTTTCTTGGTAGTAATACCTATTGTTGATTGATTGAATTTAATCTCATCTGAAATATCACCTAATAATGATGATGTTTTCACCGTACTTGCCTCACCTAATCCAGATCCAACGATTACTTGACTTGTTTCAGCATCCACAAATTTAATTTGTAATCCTAAACGTGTTGTTTGTGTTGTTGTTTGCTGACCATTAATTTTCACAACCTCATCCTCAGATACACTGAAATCGTAGACTTCAATATATACAAAGTATTTTGCTAATATCACATTTCCTTTTACATCAATTTTATTAACTGAAATACCTTTGTCGGACGCTTTATCCTGAGCAATCATTCGTTGTTTGATGTCTTCTTTTTCTTCGGTAAATACAAATCTACCCGTATATTCCAAATACTCAATTACAATATTTGTCACACCTAAACCAACTCGTTTGTCTTTAAGTTCAGGATATAATCCATACAACTCCTCATTAATACCAATCTTTAGTAATTGGATAGGAACTTGTATTGTATCATTATAATTTGATACATCATTAATTGATTGCTTCTTTTCAAATTCCGCTTGATATTGTTCAGTCTTTACAGACCCAATACCCCCTTCTTTTTGAGGGGGTTGGGCTTGTACTGTTTTACATCCAATCAGAAATAGTGATAATATGTAAAGTATTTTTCTCATAATATGTAAAGTATTTTTCTTACAATGTGTAAAGTGGATTTTTTATTACCCCTCCACTTCTTCTTCGTCTTTAGTTTTGTTTTTACCGGCAAAGTATTTATCAACCGATGCAATACCAAATGAACCTAAAGTTATCCATAAAAATCCATCATAGATAAATTGATTTATTGGCATTTTTTGTCCGTGAAATCCTGTCCATATATCAACAGCTAAACATAAAACCATCATAATAAATGATCCAAAACCTACTATTGATTTCTCATTTATGTCGTTATGATCCATAAACATTCTTACAAAGAATGAATTTCTTTTTTTTGTTTTCTTTTCTACCATTTTAATTTTAATTTTAATTGTTTATTTTAATTGTTTATTACCAAGATTCTTCCTCTTTTTTAGGTTGAGGTTGAGTTGGTTGTGTTGTTTCGTTTTTTGGTGTATGATTTTCATAAATAATAGTTCTCGTATTACCACCATTTTCAACTTTTTGTTTATTTTCTTGGTTTTGTTGTACGTTTACAATTACAGGTTGTGCTGCCGGTTGTTCTGTTTTAGTTTCTTCTTTTGGTTCTTCATGACCACCAAATATTAATGTACTTACCCACACACCACCACCAGCAATTACTGTAGTCAATGTACCGATTATTGTTTTTTTCAAACCTGACCATGTTCCATCATTGGTCTCTTGTACTTCTTCTGACATTTTTGTTTTTATTTATTTGTTTATTGTTTTACTATTCTTTCAAATGATGGTAAACCATTTTCTATAGTAAGTTTAACTACATACACACCAGGATCTAATTGTCCTAAATCTTTAGTGTAGTTATAAACCCCATTAGGGATTTGCGTATCCAAAATTGTAACTAACTTTCTACCCACAATATCATAAATCGTTAACGTAGCGTTTGTGGTTTCCTCAACTTTGAAGGTAATTGTTACTTCATCTTGATATGGGTTAGGAAATACTTCCATATTATTACCATTTAGAATTTTACCCCCTTCCATTTTCAATACTTGAAGTATTCCGTTTGTTGGTGTTAAAGTTAAATCTTTAGATGTTGTGTTACCAGCAAACTTTCTTGTTGTATATAATGGACTAGCATCCCATAGATTCTGTGGTTGTAATGCCAAGAATTGTAACGTTACAACTTGATCACCATCTTTTAATGAGTTAGAATTGTTTGTTGGATCAAATCCACCCCAATCAATTTCACTATCATTAGGATTTATATATGTTAACCATTTCATAGAAGCAGCAGATGATATAACACCTTTAAATTGTAATAAGGTATCATTATATTTTAACCCAAACTGTAATGAACTCAATTCAATCCCATTAGTATTAACTTTAACAGGAAGTTCAACTAAGTTTCCAGCTTGTACTGAAATGTGTGGTACATTTACCTCAATAGATTGTGTTGGGAAATCGTACTCAACTTTTGTATCAATAACATTATATATTTGGTTCTCTAAACCTGGTGCTGGCCCAACAACAACTTCAATAGGAGTTACACGAGCCATGTGATAACCTGTACCATTCGCATCACCCGGTACCATCACATAATAAACAACTGAATCAGGTTGACCCGGTAAGATTTCAAATGTGAAGTTAGTTACACCGGCAATTGTAGATGTAAAGTTAGTTGATGATCCGTTGATTGTTGTGTATTGTGGCGTTGTAAAGAACTTAACATCTTTGGTATTGTTAGGCCAAGATGTAAATCTACCTGACACTCTACCAAATACTCCCCATACATCGGAGATTGTTGTATTGTTAGATCCGTTAACATCGGCAGTGTAGTAGTTAAACCCTGTCATTGTACCGTTACCCAATACCCACTGATTAATTAGTTGAGCATCTGTTGATGAAATAACATTACCTACACCCATAGTATCACCTTGTACTGCCAAACGAACATCCCAATAAGTTGTATCTAAAGGAACTGAAATATTAAATTGTCCGTTGTTGTTTGTAGTATATACAGAGTGTTGAGCCCAAGTAGAACCACCTAATGGTCTTTTTTCTAATGCTAACTTTAATGTTTTTGCTCCCGTACCAGTTACGTTTGTAAATGTTCCGTGATAAGCAAAATTCACAGGTGTAAATACACCACCATAGTTATGAACACTTAAAGTAGTGTCCATACCATCTTGTTTAGCCGCATATGGTGTGAACGTTTGTAAACCTGTCCAAGTTAAGTTACTTATAGATGCCAAGTTGTTGAACGTTGCTGCAGCAGCGTGGGTGAATGTAATTAAGAATCTTTCACCATTTGGAATTGTATAAGACGCACTTGGTCCTGTATAACTTAAAGTAACAGTAATGTACCCGTTAGCAGCACTAGTAATATACTGAAGGTCTAAGTTTGTTGTTGACCCTATTAAAGATACCGTTGCATTTGTAAATGCGATCTTATCGTAGAATACTCTGAACTGAACCCCCGCAAACTTTGTTAGGGTTGTGTTTTGTAATGTAATTTTAGCCGTCGTATTACCTTGTGCTGTTGTACCAACTTGGTATTGAGACGCGATGATACCCCATAAACCATTTGATGGTGCTGCAGGTACTTGTGCTTTACCGATAAACGGTAATAAGAATAAAAGTCCAAATAAAAGACCTTTTAGTTTTTTCATTTTAGTAGTTTTTAAGTTTTAGTTTTTATTTGTAATCAGAAATCTACCTTTTAGTTTCCAATTGTTTTTTTTATTTTCTCGTATGGCACTTGCGGAACAATTAAAGAATTTTGCGGCATCTTTAGAATTCAAGAATTCGTATTCATCCCCATTAATTGTGTCAATGATCCTCAAGTGAACCTTACTATTTGACAATTTTTGTTTTTCTAACCAATTGTCATTTTTGAATTTTCCTCCGTAATTAGGGTTATTAACACCTGAACTACTTTTAGAAATTTTTTCAATTATTAAATCTCTTTTGGGATTGTTTGAAATTGTGTCTCCCCCTTTAGCAATTTTTACGATATTATACTTAGGGTTTTGATTTAGATAAAAATTTTCTCTTTCAAGTAAATGTTCTAACTTACATTCTTCAATAATTTCAAATCTAAAATTATTTTCACCATACTTGTTCCAAGATCTTTGTAATAAAATATTTTGGTGGTTGTTAGATTTTAATTTTTGTAAATGTTCTTTCCACCTTCTTCTAATATTTTTAGATGAACCAACATAAAAATTACCGTTGATTTGATTAACAATCTTGTAAATCCCAATTTCCATTATTTAATATCTGAACTTTCAATTAGTGTATAAGTGAATGAATTACCGTGTAATTTACTTGATTTTTTACAAATCTCCATAAATGCATCAAAATCCGCAGACTTTTTAAACACCTGACAACCCATTGACCAATTTTCTACGTAAGTAGAATCAGCACCTGCTTTGTGAATATTGATACCAAAAATACCTTCCTCAATTTTAGTTTCATCATAATTCATATCACGATTTGCATCACGATATACTTTAACATTTTTTGCCTGTTTTAACGCTTCATATTTTCCTTGATGAAGACCAATGCCGTGTGAACCTCTATATTGTCCTTCTACTAAACGAGCAATACCTGTTTTATTTGTTGATTCTAAAATCCCTTTTTTACCAGGATCTGTTGTAGCCGGCCATTCTTTATAATGCCATATTCCTGTCTCATCCTTATAACTTACTGTAATTAAGTCATCAAACGCATTTGTTACTTTTTGACCAACAACTGAGTTTCTTATTCCAATAATGTTTACATCATACCCTTTGTTGTTGGTATCTTCAAAGTAAACGTAACCCTTGGCTTTAACGGTAGCCTCAACCTGTTCTCTTGTGTATCCCATAATTTTTTGTTTAACTATAAGTATCTACAAAATCTTAAAATGGTCGTTTTTTTTACACAAACTATTTACTTTCAAATTAAAAACATATTTATAAAAAAACTATGAGATATGTTATTAAAAAATGGATCAGCAGGAGCTGACGTAAAAAAACTCCAAGAGAAATTAGGTGTAGAAGCAATCGGAAAGTTCGGACCTAAAACTGAAGCCGCAGTTAAAGCTTGGCAAAAAGCAAACGGTTTAAAAGAGGATGGTGTTGTTGGTGATACCACTTGGTCTAAACTATTTGGTGAATCAAAACCAGTTGAGGTTATTAAAGAGGATGTGGTTATTCCTTCAGGTGGACCATTAAATCTTGAAAAATTAAAAGGTCATATTCCTGACGCAGTAATCGCTCAGATCCCTGAAACAGCCGCTAAGTTCAACATCACAAACAACCTTAGACTTGCACACTTCTTATCACAATGTGGTCACGAGTCAGGCGGATTTAAGGCGGTTTCTGAGAACTTAAATTATTCTGCAGATGGATTGAAGAAGATCTTTGGTAAGTATTTCCCTGGTAATTTGAATGAGTCTTATGCTCGTCAACCTGAAAAGATTGCTGCACGTGTTTACGCATCAAGAATGGGTAATGGTGACGAAGCGTCAAAAGAGGGTTTTAAATTTCGTGGAAGAGGATTTATTCAACTCACTGGAAAGGCAAACTACACTAACTTCGCTAAGTTCATTGGTGAAGATACCGTTGCAAATCCTGATTTAGTTGCTACCAAATATCCTTTGGCTTCCGCAGCATTCTTCTTTGATTCAAATAAACTTTGGTCTATTTGTGATAAAGGAGTTGATGATGCTACGGTAACCGCAGTAACTAAAAGAGTGAATGGCGGAATTTTGGGGCTCCAAGACCGTATCAAACACTTTAAAGAATATTACAACTTGTTGAAGTAATCATTCTTTAATCTCTTCTAATAAACCCAACTTCAGTAAAGAATCTGTTGTTGGGTTTTTTTGTGTCTTGATAAAATATTCTTTATCTGTTTTTCTAAAGAATGCAAATCCTGCAAGAGCTATATTTAATTTTTCATATAGTTCTTTTTCTTTTACTTTATAAACTAGCATTTTCATTGTTTGTCCATGTCCAACCTAAAAATATTTTCATACATTTTCTATGTAACCAATTTGGTTTTTCCTCAAAGTGTATGCAAAAACCTTTTCCAGTTCCCATACAATACTTACCAACTGTTTTAGGTAAGTTAAAACCTTTATCTGCAGGTACAAATGGTTTTTCCGAATTTGCCACTTCAGTTCTCATATTATCTTCTTCTTTTTTCTTTCTAGGCTTGTAATTTCTCACCTTTAACGGTACTGGTTTTGTCTCTCTAACCGTGTCTCTTAAAATTTCTCTTTCTTTCATAATTTAATTTTTAATCTAAATTATTTCACCAAAACTTCTTTAGTGTAATAATCATCAAATCCTTCCAACATATGTGTAATGGATTTATTTTTATTTGTCCCGATTACTTCATCAATTAAACCGAAGTTCATTGCTTCATCGGATGTGTACCAACGATCTCTTCTTGAGAACTCTAACACTTCGTCAATTGTCTTACCACAATTGTCTGCCAACATCTTAAATAAAATGTAGTTATACTTCTCCGCTTCCATCTGATTGATACGGGTGTCTTGGACATTCCCTTGTGTCCCATGACTAACTTGGTGTGTCATCACTTTTGAATAAATCAAAGATGATCTTTTACCTTTTGTTCCTGAAGATAATAATATAGATCCCATTGATGCACACATACCAATGTTTGTAGTTACTATATCAGAACTAACATAGTTCATTAAGTCAACAATTCCTAAACCACACAATACTGATCCACCAGGACTATTGATATAAAGTGTAATATCTTTTTTCTCAACTGAATCCAAGAACAATAATTGCGCTTGTATGATGTCTGACATATGTTGATTCACAGGTCCTGACACCCACAAGATACGATCCCTCATGAGTCGGGAAAAAATATCCATTTGAGTTACCCTCATTTCTCTCTCCTCCAAAATATATGGTGTTAAACCATTTTCAAACTGATCTAATGTCAGTGAACTAATTCCTTCGCTCTTCGCGAAACTTCTAAACTCTTTTCCGTAATCCATTTTTTATATGTTTGTCATTATTTTTTCACCAATTTGATCCAATATTGTTTCAATTTTTTTTACAATTTCCATCGCCCTTTTTTCTCTGTCCCAATATCTTGGGTCTAATTTTTGATACTTACTTTCAAAGTATTTTTTCAGAGCTATGAGTTCAGATGGTGGTAAGTTTTTTATATTCATAATTTTATATTTTTTCGTAAGTCATTTCAAAAATGTCAGGTTTACAAGGATAGAACTCACCCTTTACTCCTTTGATTATATAGTCACCAACACTAGCAATCATAGATCCTTCTAAAGTTTGAATTCTTAACTCTTGATCATTGATATAAGACATGTTACAAAAATCAAAAATCTCTAATCTGTTATCTCCTGTCCATTGGATTGCATCAATCTCTACTGGTTTTTTTCTGTAATTCATAATCTTTAATAAATTTTTATTGTTGGGTATTCTATAATCTCAACGTGGTTTCTACACACTTGGTAATGTTTATCTAAATTATTCATCTTCATCTTTGTTTAGTAATTTACATCCTTCTCTCCAAATGTATGAACCATATATACTAGAATCTTCAATAACCTCTTCAAGAAATTCCTCAAGTTCTTTTATTCTAATATCCTTTTCTTCTGCTGTCATCTTATTCTGATTTATTTTTTCCATTCTTTCCAAGTTTCAAAATCTTTTAACTTCTCCATCTGATCTTCCATCCACTTAGCACCTGCAATCCAGTTTTCTGTCTTGTCTACATTAGGATCAGCAAGATTAGCAGCAGCTACTTCAATTGCTTTTACTCTCTCATACCTTTCAACCTGTGGTTTGACTACAGTTTCTATAATATGTTCTGCCTTTTGATTGAAGTCATCAATATCTATCTTCATTGTTCTTGTTGTTTAATTTTTTTCTCTTTTCTTATCTTAGTTAAATATTCAACTGATTCATACATTGCAATAGTCAGTTTCATGTGCTTTTCTTCCCAATCTAATTGTCTCTTACTCTTGTCTTTCATTGTTCTTCAATATGATTATAAATTAATTTCATTACCCACGCATTTTCAAACTCATACATACCACATACAATAAAAGCTTCTTCTTCCGTATCATAGTAATTGATTTTCCCTTCTTTGTTTTTCATAAAATCCATATCTAAAAGATTTATGATTACATATTGTCCTTTCATTATTCTTTAATAATTCCTAATTCTTTTCTGTATTTATTTATTTTAATTCTAGTAGGTTGGAACTCATCGCCATCACTGGCCTTATGTCCGTTAAAAACAGCATAAGTTATTTTTAGTTCATTATCAAGAATGAATGACATCTTTTCTTGGTTCGTTAATTCATAAGGTACCACTTCCATTCTAATGAACTCACGAATCATATCCTTTATCTTATTGATCTGACCCGTTGGGTTATTTTTTGACCCATGATCCATCACCGACGTTTGATATATCGTCCTACTTAATTGTAATATTTTATCGTCAAATCCCATTTTTATCTGTATTTCTAATTACACCTTCAACTCTACCCATATGATTGTAAGAATCCTCAATAACTTCTTTCACATATTCTGTATGTGGTTTTGTAATATTTCCTTGTCTGTGGTACCAATCACCATAACCTCTAAATTCACCGCTCTTATCAGGTAACTCTTTAAGTTCTTTAACACCATCTCTTATTGCTCGGTTCGCATTAACCTTAAAGATTTCAGACGTTAAATCAAAATTTGAAATTTCTTTAACCTCTTTAACACCATTTTCAATAATGTCGGTTATCCTTTCATCTTGATCTAACCAATCACCATCTTCAACATGTTTAACACCATTTTGAATTATATAATCAACTCTAACACCCCGTTTTCCACACATACTTTTGGTTTCCTTTATTCCATCTTGAATAACCTCATCAACAAACCATGTCTGTTCTGTTCTCTCCTCCAATATTTCTTTTACCCCATTTTCAATGGTGTCTTCAATCTCAGTCCAAGAACCAGATGTGGATGGTTTTGTTTCTTTCACACCATTTTGAATGGCGTCTTTAATTCTAACGGGATCCACCCAAAATGGATCTATGACGTCCTTTACCCCCTCTTGAATTATTTCTTCAGTTGTACCACGCAATTGGATTGCGTCATCATAGGAGTGTCTTACCCCATTTATTATGGTGTCTTCAACTTCCTCGTAACTATTCCCTGAGTACCATTCGGCGTTCTTCACCCCATTTTGAATGGTTTCGTCAACCGCACCCACTGGTGGCCGCATCCGTGTTTGGGTCTCCTTCACCCCATTTTGAATGGTGTCTTCAACCTCATTATTTTGTTTTGGGGATTCAATTTGATGAACTATTTTACCTTTCATCTCTATTGACCCCAAATAACCACTAGGTGTTGTTTCCTTCACCCCATTTTGAATGGCGTCTTCACCATAACAAGTTACATTCCCATCACCAACTATGGTTTCTTTCACACCATTTTGAATGGTGTCTTCAACATCGCGGCTTATGTTGAACAACTTGGCGCTGGTGTCCTTCACCCCATTTTCGATGGTGTCTTCAACGGCTTGGTTGCTATCAATTGCGTGATTAAAAGTGGCCCACACCTTTGGTTTATTCAAAAATCTTGATTCAAACCAATTTTTAATCAAATCTCTTTCTTCGGTACAGTCCTTACCTATTAGATCCAACTCACTTTGAAATATGTTATAGTTGAACCATAAGGTTTTATTTTTTGTGAACTCAATCACCCATCTTTTGTCTTCGGTGAAGATCAACCAAGTTGATCCTTGTTTTGTCACATACTTGTCGGCACCTTCAATCATTTGGTCAAACATTCCAAAGACAAGTTTCTCTAATTTATTTCCTGTTGGATTTTTCATTTTAATTCAATTTTTTCTCCGTTTTCAATGGTGTATTCAATCCTTTCAATTGTGTTGAAGAAATTTCCACTTCTGGTGCGTTTCACCCCATTTTGAATGGTGTCTTCAACTAAACGCGATCTTGTTTGTATCGCAAGGTTGGTATGTTTCACCCCATTTTGAATGGTGTCTTCAACTTTACCAGTTTGTCTACCACTTTTTAATTCAGTTTCCTTCACCCCATTTTCAATGGTGTCTTCAACATCAAATTGGTTGGACATATCATATTCTTGAGGTAAGATATCAGAATAAGTGTTTTTAATACCATTTTCAACGATGTCTTTAACAGAATAATCCCGATTCATCCGTTCACCTAAAGTTTTTTTCACCCCATTTTGAATGGTGTCTTCAACCTTTGGTTTATTCAAAAATCTTTCTTCAAACCATCTGGTTATGTATTTTTTATCTTCAACGCAATCCATACCAACCAATTCCATTTCATTTTTGAATAGTTTGTAATTATACCATAGAGTTCCCCCTTCAGTATATTCAACTACCCATTGTCTTTCATTGGTAAAGATGAGCCATAAACTACCACTATGATTGTATTGGTCAACACCTTCAATCATTTGGTCAAACATCCCAAAGATAAGTTTATCTAATTTTTTTCCTGTTGGATTTCTCATTTTAATATCCTACCCCTGTGTCGTTAGTAAATTCTACACCATTTTCTTTTGCGAACTCTGAAACAAGTTCTTCCACAATCTCTTTATCCATACGACCGTAATCTACCGAATAACCGTAAACTCTAATAGTATTACCAACCCAAAGAACTCTTCCACCGCCACGAACTCTCCAATCTTTTAGTTCGGGTTCAAGTTCTCTGAATCTATTTGCCACATCTTCGTGGAACTCACCGTACCCTGAACGAAACACATATTCACCATCTTTTTCCAAGATAACACATTTACGAAGCTTCTCTTTTTCTATAATAATTTTTTCCATTTTATTATGATTTAAATGTTACATTTTTGGTGAATGATTACCATATTCACTCACTATTTCACTATAAGGTTTCATCTTATTCTGATTTAATTATTATTCAATATTATGCCTGTTATAACACCTATAAGCCAACATATTAAACACCCTATTACCATCTTATTCTGATTTATCATTGTTAGGAATGAAGTTAACCGTCATAGACACTAATTGCCCATCTTCTTGTTTTGTGTACTCTACTGAGTCTACACTTACTAAATTGATTCCCATTAGGTTTGGGAATACATCTACTGGGATTGGGCAGTAAGCATCATTCATTACTACATCTTCAATCGTTACTTTTTTTGTTGTTGTTTTCATTTTTATTTGTTTTTAATTTTTATTTATATAACAAATATAAGATTCTTTTGAAATTCAGACAATCGGTGTTTATCCCTATTTTTTCAGGGCAATATAATAATGTTGGATTCTTTTTTTGAATATCAATCTTGATCATCATCTTTATATTTGTCTAAATAGTATTTTTCAAAGATAGACATATTTTCAATACCAACCACATTAATGTTGTCTAATATATCATCTACCGTTAAATTTTCTTCCAAATAATCTTCCAATTTACCCAAAAAATCCTCACCAAACAAACTACAATCATTTAACAAAAATTCTGTAATATCTTCTTTAACATACTCAATATTATATTTGTATAAAATTGAATCTATCTTTTCTTCAAGTTTTGACTCCAAGAATATGATGTCCCAAGCATTTTCTAAACTACCATCAGATGTTGCCGAAATACCTTCAAGAGTTAACTTAACCGCCCACTTGGTTTCATTAAAATCCATATTATCCCATAGTTGTTCCGTTAACTCATCGTTACTTAATGGGTATGTGTATTTCATTATTTTATATTCTATTAAATCTATCATTTCTTAAAAATTAATGTTCCTTTTATTCTTGTGGTTGTTTTTTTACTAATTGATCTCTTTTATAGGATAACGATCTTTCTAACGGACTAATTAAATTGTAAAAATGTTCTCTCCAATATTTTTCAGGGTGTTTTATTTTGAGTTGTTTTTCAAAGTTAAAAATCAATTGTCTTGCTCCAAATGTTTGTTGATATGTCTCACAAGAGTTAATGACTTTTTCAATCCATTTTGATACGTCTCCGTAATGTGTACTTCTATTTTTCATAGTATAAATATAATAAAACATTTTTAAATAAAAACCCCCTTCGTTAAAGAAAGGGGTCTAATTTTTTATCCTTTTATAAACTTATATATAAAATTATATAAAAGTCTAAACATAAAATATGTGTAAACAAAAACTACCAATACCAAAACAATTTGTATCTCTGTTGATCCGTTTTTACTAACAATATACTTACCAAACAAGTCAATAAGGTAAAGGTAGATAATTGATAATATGGCGACTACCCACCAACTTAAAATATATTTTTTAATCATATTATTTTATTTTAATCCCACCATTGGGCTAGTCTTTCCTCTAATACTCGGAAAAGAATTTTATTTGCTTTATTATGATTATGGTAAGATACCATCAAACATAAACGTTTTTTATCATCTTGTTCACCATGTTCTTTAATAATAGCACGAACTGAAGAAGGATATTTGTTTAGGTATTCATCAAATCTTTCACCGGTTGTCTCAATCTCAATAGATTTTAAATCTGGATTATCCGGCACATCCTCAAAACTTATATCATTATCCCAATAATCCATACACTCTAACCCATAATGATCTTGTCTAACTCTTTCAAGTAAGTTAAGAGCTAAAGTCATATAACGATTATCCCTATCAATATCCATATGTCTATTGGCATTGACAAGTTCTTTTCTTTGGTGTTCTATTTTCTTCTGTAAGATTTTTAGAATGTAATCTCCGTCCCAATCTCTGTCGTGATACATAGTTGGTATCCATCTGATAATGTTTTTTATACCATAAATGAAATATCTTATTCTCCAATGTAGTTTATCGTATAAGGTACTATTTCTATCCCAAGCAGTGTCTTTGGGGGTCGGTAGTTGTTTATATGTTTTCATTTTAAAGTATCTATTTTATATGGTGGATTGATTCTTACTTCACTACTATCACTATTAAAGTAGTATGCAGTATCGCCATCAAAATTAATAACATCCGTATACCACACCGCATCGTGCATTGGGTTTGTCCCTGATGTTGGTACATACACCTTACCAGTAATCTTGTACTTATATTGTTTATCAATACAAGATGTTAATAACAAAGCAATTAATAATAACTTTTTCATTTTTCGTTATTTTGTACTTCGTATAACATGTCTTGCATCATTTTGTTTTCCTGTCTTAACATCTCACACTGTTTGTGTTCTCTAATCATTGATGAGGATATAAAATACCCTAATACACATCCAATAATAATACCGACAATTGCGGCAATTCTACTTTCATTCATTTTCATAATACAAATATAATAATTTTATGGTAAATCGTCAAAAAAATCATCAACATAATTGTTAACTTCTCTAGGTACCATTCCTTCTTCCCAATATGAAAGTTCAGGTGTGCATGTGTCCCATTGTGGTGTCATTCTAATTATTTTACCAAAAGATCTACCACCACCATAATTAACATCATCACTATTAAACACAGACTGTTGTTCAATAACTTTACCACTACGATATTTTTTAATCAACTTTGGTAACTTTAAGGTTCCAAGTTTATACATAAGGTTGATGTTGGCAAGTTGGATTCTTGCAACTTGTGAAAAATCAACCGAAGGTAATTCATTAAACTTTGCTCTTTCTTGAACATTCAATATCTCATTTTGTCTGAACTGATATTCAACCGTAATTCTTTCATCGCCATCAGTTGATCCTTTACGAATTGAGAAGATCAAGCAGTCCGGTCTTTCTGAGTACCCACGAACACAATTTCTTTGGTGTTGTGATTCTTTTTCATAGTCCGCAGTTTTACAAAGAATAACAGGATAATATGTTTTACCTTCGTGTTCAATTGGAGTTTCTAACCTATCTACATCACCATAAAATCTTTCAACTTCACCTTTTCTATATGATTGTAAAATACGACTAAACTCCTCGTGTTCTAAATTAAAACTACTGATGTTTGTGAATTTGAATTTAACATCTTCACCAAGATTCATTAAATCTTTTTTCATCTCTAAATGGTCAATTAATGTTCTCCATTTATAATGGTCAAAATATGGCATCAAATCTAAAATTCTATCTTTTTCTTTTGGGGTTAAAGGGACTATTGTTCTACCTAAGTGATATTGACTAAATTGTTCGTGATCTGAATAAAAACATTCAAAAGACCCACCCATTTTATTCATCTCAATTGGTATTGTCTCATCACCATAATATGGGCCAAATACTTTATTTTCAATTTTATTAAACCTGTCTATACCTAAAATGTTATAAACCATATACAATCTATCAAAATCAATCCATTCTATTTCATTAAAAATCTGTTTAACTTTGGATCCTTTGAGTTTTAGTTTATCCATCGCTGTATCAACCAAGTTCATATCAAACTTCTTCAATTCTTTTTTAGAAAAGAATGTACCTGTGAATTTTCTCCAATTGTTTGGGATTTTAATACCATTAACCAAATAGTAAGTTAAACTATAAAAAGACCTCATACAATCCCACTGAAAGTTTTGTGGGTTTTCAATTCCCATTCTATCCCAAATCTTTTCCAAGAAAAAATAAAGGTACTGGTCCACAGCAACACTATTTTCAATTCTAATGTTTCTTAAAAAATTTTCTATAGCGAAGTATGTTGGATTCACTTTCATACTTCTTCCAATAACTTGTTTCTTTTTTGTTGAGAATGTTCCTGAATAAAACATTTTCTTTTTGAAGTTAAAGGTGAGGTAGTTTGTGACTTTTCTTTCTGTGAAGTACCTACCCCCTACTTGTCTATTTTTTATGTAAAATTGGAACTTAATTGATATTTTATCATCCCCTTCTTCTATAAACAATCTTTGTCTATCAAAGTGAACTGACGCAAATGGATTTCCAAAATGTTTGACAAAATCATCTTCAGTGTGGAATTGAGCATCAGAAAAGAACTTACCTTTATTTTTTGTTTCAACATACAAACCTAAGACATGTCTATCTTTTTGATTTATATCACAATAGTTGAGGTATAAACTAGTTCTATAGTTTTTTATCTCTATAAATTTATGAAATGTTTTGCCTTCTACTTCTAACATAGAACAAAGATACAAAAAACCCCTGACTTATTCAACCGGGGGATAGATATTTTTTTAAAAAAGTCTTACAATAATTTTACCTTGATTATAAACTTCCTCATATGTGTCAAAGTCATAATCCGTTAGGGATTTTTTTACAATTTCTTTCATTGTATTACTATTCCCTGTTATTATCTCAACCGAAGTTGATTTCTTTTGGATCTGTTCCCACAAGAACTGATCAATCATTTGTGGAACTTCTGAGTGTTTAATTCCATGTAGATCAAGTGTTCTTTTCATTATTAATTTAATTACAAGTTTATGTGTTTTTCCTATCCCTAAGGTCTTTTATATATTGGATTGCAATTTCATTTAATTTAATTTTATGGTTATTGTATGAATATTTTATTAACGCTAATAGTATTGTTATTACGTAAAACGCATCTAATTTAATGTAGTTAAAAAATAACAAAATTGATTCAACAAAAATAAAAAGACTCATAACCATACCTTGACTATTCCACTCAATTGATTTATCAAGTAGGTCAATTAACATTTCATTATACTCCTCTTCAGTATGCCCTTCCATTTTATTTATTTTTTTTTAAGTATTTACGCAACAGGTGCCCAAACAATAATACTATAACTGTACCTAAACCATATATATGTACGTATGTTTCAAATAACATTATATACTATATTTGTATACACCATCCTCAAGGATGACATCCATTAATCCGTCGTTCTCAAGAATCTTTTCAATTTGTTCCACACTGAATTTAACGTACTCAGGTTCCATAAAAATCTTAAACGACTGGGTCAAAGACAACTTTGATTCTGTCAACAAATTTAATACCGTTTCATTTTGACATTCAACGATTGATGGGTATTGTCCTCCCACCGTTACAATGGCTTTATCACCAATAACTATCTTCTCTAAAGATACTACATATGGTCTCTCATCAACCATAATCAATTTAACTTTCTGTGTCATTTTCTTTTTTTATATATATGTATGCGTGATTCCAATTACCACATTGTTCACACGACTCAAATGGTAATGAATTATCTTCATCTTGTTCATAGTCGTCAGATCTATCAACAATTATTTCTATTAATTTTGTCCAATCATCCATACTCATCTTATCCTCAATGTCTTTGAGTTTATTAAAAACTTGGGATTTAAGATTGGAAATAAGTTGGGGGTTACGATTATCGTATTCGTGGACAAAAAGGCTTTCGTCATCTATCCTAACATCAGGACCAAAACAATTTTCTATTAGTTCAATTTTTTTCATAGAGTAAATCCGTATAATATTGATACGCTCCTCATATATTTTTTAAGATTTGTTACCGCCTCTTTAAAGTCTACTCTTGGTATCTCTTTGAACCTCTCAGCTAAGTGATCGTCTTCCAAAGTTTTATCACAACTTTCGTAAATATCTTTTAAGATTTGATGGTAAATCTCTTCTTTATTATAAGTATCGTCAATTTTTTTTTCAACCACATTACCCTCCAACTCAACACAATAGTCAATTAACTCCATTACTTCCAAAGTTTCCATCAAATGTTTATTATTTTTAAATATTTGGTTTATGTTCTTCATAGGTCCCATATACTTTTTTTACCTTTCTTTGGGAATTTAAATGATAACCAAAGTAATAGTTTTTGAATTATTCTTCTCATCTTGTTTTTTTTTGATTTTGGTAATTTTTTATTATTTTCCACACCACCATAACCCTCACGTTTTGTATAAGCTAAGGGTGATGGCATATCACTATATTCACACCATAAATCATCCTCATCTATTTTTTTATTCATCCTTCAAAAAATTTAATATTTTTTCTTTGATACCCGATTGTTTGATCCCTTCTCTTGAACGTGGTGTCAATACGAAATTGGTTAAACCAAGATTTTTATCAGATTCCTCTTTTGAAAAGTATTTTGATAAAAACTCAACACTCATATTCAAGTCATCAACCGCAACCCAATGAGTTACCTCAGGATGGTTTTCCAACCAATGTCCTATCTCCATACTTCTTTCTAACTCTAACTC